AGGCATAATCATGGCATACGAAACAACTAATCCTGTGAAAAAGATATCTCAAATGGGAGATTCTAATTCACTTTGGTATTATACTGATGGTGATGCTATTGGTACTATTGATGATGCAGATTACTTTTTATCAGCAACAGGCGATTTAAATGCTGGTGATGTAATCATTGTAAACAGTGGTGGATCAAATGGTGTAGTAGATATTTTAATTGTATCAGCTGCAACATCTTCTACAGTAACAACTGCATTATTATCATAATGATATTGGGGGGATTTATTCCCCCCTTTAACTATGGCAGATACTAAAGTAGATATATGTGCAAGAGCTATCATAATGATCGGAGCTTCTCCGATATCATCTTTTGATGATGGCTCTACAGAAGCCTTAGTAGCTTCTAATATGTATGAAAACATATTGAAGTCTTGTTTATCAAGACATAGATGGAAGTTTGCTACAGAACAAAAACAACTTTCTTTATTAGCTGATGCACCTACTGGAAGATACCAATTTGCTTATCAGCTACCAGCAAGTCCTGAATTATTAGTTTTAAATACAGTTACTGTAAATGATAACCCAATAAAATATGCTAGATATGGAGATAAAATATTTGTAAATAATTATGGATCTAGCAATACATTAATAGCAGATTATATATTTAGACAAACAGAAGCAGAGTTTCCAGAATATTTTAAATTAGCTTTACAATATAAATTAGCAGCAATATTTGCTGGATCTGTAGCTAGAGATGCACAGATGATACAACAGTTTGAAACACTTGGTGAAAACCAAATGAGAATAGCAAAGAACATAGATAGTCAAGAAGTATCAAATAGTGTACTTAATACAAAAAGGTTTATACAGGATAGATTAACTACTGGAGGATATTAATGGCTAATGTTCTCAGAACTGTATATACCAACTTTTCAAGTGGTGAACTTAATCCCTTATTAAATGCACGAACTGATGCTTCAGCATATTTTAATGGAGCAAAGACATTAAGAAATTGGTATCTATTAGATGAAGGTGGATTAATGCGTAGACCTGGAACTACATTTAAAGCACAGTTACCAGGTGAATCAAGAATACTACCTTTTATATTTTCAAATGATGAGATGGCAGTATTTGCTTTATCTAATAATAGATTAGATGTATTTGATAGTACTGGTGCAAGTGTACAATCAAACATTACAAGTAATTGTAATTGGACTACAGCACAGTTATTTGAACTAAACTATGCACAGTTTGGTGATACAGTATTTATAGTTCATAGAAATAATCCAATAGTAAAAATAGTTAGAACATCTGCATCTAATTTTTCTGTAAGTTTATTTGAGTTCGAAGAAAATGAAACTGTATCTGTTGGAGGAGTAAACAAAACAACACAACCATTTTTTAAATATGCAGATTCAAGTATATCAGTTACTTTGTCTGCTCATGCAACTGGAACAGGAAGAACATTAACAGCTAGTTCTGGTTATTTTACAAGTGCATATGTAGGAACATATTTATTAGTAAATAATAAACAAGTTAAAGTAACAGGCTTTACAAGTGCTACAGAAATAACAGTTACAGTTATAGAAGATGCAGTAAGTAATGGTCCGCATTTTGTTTGGGCAGAACAACTTATATCTTCTATTAAAGGTTTTCCACAAGCAGTAACATTCCATGATAACAGATTATATTTTGGTGGTATCAAAGATAAACCAGCAGCAGTTATAGGATCTGTAGTAGGAGAATATTTTAATTTTGATATAGGTTCAGGAAATGCTAGTGATGCAATAGATGTAACAATAACAGCTGATAGAATAAATGAAATAAGACACTTAGTATCTTCAAGAAATTTACAAGTATTTACTGATGGAGGAGAGTTTTTTGTTCCAACATCTACAGATACATCAGCAGTAACACCATCCAATATAGTTTTTATGAGGCAAACTCCATACGGATGTAATAGAGCAAGACCAGTAATATTTGATGGAGCAACTTTATATGCACAAAAAAATGGAAAAGCCATAAGAGAATATCTTTTTTCAGATGTAGAATCTGCATATGCCTCTACATCTATTTCTATATTAGCATCACAAGTAATTGATAATCCTGTAGACATGACAATGATTACAGGAACATCTACAAGACCAGAACAGTTTGCATTTTTTACAAATACAAATGGCACATTAGCTTTATTTCATAGTATTAGATCTGAAAAAATAGCTGGATGGACAGCATGGAGTACTAGAGAAGGTGATAAATATACAAGTATTACAGCAGTAAATGAAAATTTATTTACAGTGGTAAAAAGATCTATAGGAGGTTCTACTATATATACTTTAGAAAAGTTTGCTGATGATGATTCATTAACATTAGATTGTTCTGGTGTTACAACTTTAAATCAACAAGGTTCACCTAAAGTAAATGGTGGTAGTCAGTCAGGATCAACCCTGAATGTAGATGGATATACATCAGCTCCTAATCCTAATGATATTATTACAATAGCTGGTAACAGTACAGAATACACTATTCAGACTGTAAATGCTACATCATCTGGGTTTACATTAGTTTTAAATCAGGCACTTGCTGCAACTCCATCAGATAACCCAGTAATAACAATAGTACAAGGTAGACTACATAATACTCCAGCACACTTGACATCTACTTTAGTTTATGCTGTTGATGGTACTATGGCATTAGGAACATTTACTACTACAGGATCAAATACTATTACTTTAAATGAAGCTCATGCTGCTGGAGTAGATATTGGATTTAGTTTTAGTCCTGAGTTAGAAACAATGCCTATTGATAAAGAAGTACAAACTGGTCCATTAACAGGAGAGTTTAAAAGAATATCAAGAGCAGTTATAGATATATCTGAAACATTAAATGTAGCATTACAAGCATCAGATAAAACTGCAAAAAATTTAGTTATTAGACAAGTAGACTTTGATGTAGCTCAATCGGTGGCGAGTGTTACTGGTAAAAAAGAGTTTTATTTTTTAGGATATGATAGATCCCCTACAGTTAAAATTACACAAACAGAACCATTACCTTTAAAATTATTAGGAATGGCATTGGAGGTAGTATATTAATGGCGGCAATAACACCAGCAACTATGTTTATGATTTCTGCTGGAATTAGCACAGCTGGAGCTTTGATGCAACTATCAGCTCAAAGAGCTGCTGCTAAAGAAATGACTAGAAGATATGAACAAGAATCAAAGATAGCAGAGTTTGAAGGATTACAAGCAGAACTTAATAGAAGGAGAGAAGTAGAACAAATACTTGCAAACAATAGAGCAGTTAAGGGTGCAAGTGGAGTAGGGGAAAGTAGAAGTTTTTTAGCTATCCAACAAGATGTTAGAGATGTATTAGATAAAGATTTATCTAATATAGCATTTAATACAAAAAAAATTGTAACATCATATGATCAAGCTATTTACAATGAAAAACTTGATGCAAGATATTCTACTATAGGAACAATGGTAGCAGCATCAACTAATATTATTAATGGTTGGCAATACCATGATATGTATAGAAAAGTAGGAGAAAAAACATTTGGAGAAAAAGTTTTAGGATTTAAGAATAGGATTATGCGTGGTTAAAATATCTAAAGTAAGTCCAACTACTACAGTATCACCATCATCTACAGCATCAAGAATGGGTGTTGTAAGTGTAAGTGTTCCTTCTATAAGTACCATTACTGGTACAGTAGCAGATCAATTAAACTCAATAGGTGAAGCACAAGCAAAACTTTATGATGCAAACTGGATGAATGATTACGAATTTAATACAGGAATGTATATAAATAATAAAGTAAGTGAAATTATACAGTCAGGCGAAAACCCAAACTTAGAAGCATTTACAACAGAAATGACTGCATATAATGATTCTGTATTAGCTAATGCACCTGAAAGATTAAAGATAGCAGCAGATGGTTATTTTCAACAAAAGTTTATTAATAGTTTTGAAATATTAAGAGATCAATCTAATGCTATTACATTTGCTGATGCAGAAATAAAATACAATACTTGGAGAGATAATATTATTGTAGATGAAGAAGATCATTTTTTGAAATTATCTTTAACTGCACCCAATCCAGAAGCTATGATGGATTCTATTCATGAGTATTCTGCTACAGTTTTAACAAGAGCATTAGCAGTAAATAAAGAAAAATATGAATCATTAATGCCTTTTAGTCAGGGTAAATACAATGAATCAACATTACAACAAACTGAATTAGGTTTATTAATTGAAGTAGAAGTAGCTAGAAACAATGCAATACTAAGATCATTTTATCAGAATATAGATATTACAAATCCTGAAGAAGTAGCAGCAGCAGATATGGCAGCTAATCAATATATTAATAATTATATAAAAGATAAGAATAATGTAAGAGGTATTAACTATAATATATTTAAAGATGAAACTGGTAAGTCTATAAGTGAACAAACAGTTAAAGGTATTATAGATGAATCAGAAAAATATTTAGGTCAATTAAGATCAGTTAATACTACTAAAGCAGTTAAACAAAGTGGAATGGTAAGTGCTAATAATTATAAAGATTACAAAGATCTTGATGATAATTTAAATAATTTATCTTATTGGGGTCCGAATAGTTTGTTTGTTATTAGAAATGATGATGCTGCACCAGGCTCACCAAATACATATAGAGAATGGACATTCAATGAATTTTTTGAAACTTATAAAGATAAATTTTCTGAGTCAGAAATTTATAATCTGTATGATGCTAATACAAAAAAGAACTTTGTAAAAAGATATATGGATGAAGCAATAGCAAATATAGGTGATCCTGAAGTAAGTTTTAAATCTTTAATACAAAGTAATAATTTTAAACAAATGAATATCGGTGCTAGTGAAGATGAATTAATGCAAGGATATTTACAATATGCTTTAGGTGATGATTATGTAGATTCACCTAGTTACTATGATAATGCAAGTAGAGAAACAAGAACACAACTTAATAATTTATTTAGAAAAGAACAATATGTACCTAATGGTATGGTTGCTTGGTTAAACGCAGTAAATCCAGCAAAAATGGAAGATACTCCATTAGAAGAATTACCTAATTTATTATCTAATAGATTAAGTACATATGCAAATATTACAAGTAATGGATTGATTGCAAACAATATAAATAAAAATGTATCTGCTATGTATGATGAGATGATTAATTTACAAACAAAAGGTTTTGATTTTCAAGAAATAGCACAACATTTTAAAAGAAAATCTAAATATACAGAAACAGAATTAACAAATATGAATAATGTTAATAAGAGTTTTCTTGATGAAAATATTGGTAATTACTCACAATATTGGATTGATTACTATGTGCAATCTCAAAAAGTAAGAAGAAAAGATATGATGACCATACAGTTTGGTGAAGATGGTATTACTACATATAAAGGTCAAGGATTAGATGAAACAAGTTTAGTTGCAGAATTAGAAGCTGAAGCTATGGCTATATATAAAAAATCATCAAGATTAATAGATGAAGTTATACAAAATAACACTTTAGAATATATGAATCTTATATCGAATGTTGATGATGATAACAATGATATACAAAGAAATTTAAATAAAGCAATAAGAAATGCTTTAGAAAATAGACATAAAGATAATTTTGGTACTAGTTCTTTTATGGATGATAATCCTGGTACAGCATATGTATATTTACCTATAACACAAATGCACAGTAATTTAAAAGAAAACCAAATAGGAGATGCACTTACTTCATATGTTTATAACAATGTTAATGCAATATTATCAGATCCAAATAATCAGTTATATGAAGATGTAGCAAGTCAGTTTTCTGTTGGTGGTCAAGTAGAAATACCAAACCATCAAGAAATTAGAGAATTAATACAACAAGGAAATATATATGTTACAGCTGTAGATAATGGTTTTACTGGTATATCCACAATGTATGAAGTTCATATAGCAAATTCTGGTACACAGTTTGATGAACCATATGGGTACGATATGTTAAACCATTTAAGTTTTGATGGTAGTTATTTTAATCCAAGTATATATACAGGCATAGTTGGACAAGATGGTCAGTTTAAACCTGGTGTTTTAACAAAAGAATTTTTCAAAGATTTAGTAGATGGCAATTTAGTTCTTGATGGTGATATGCAAGATATGATTCAACAAAAGTATTTAGGTCCAATACTAAGAAAACTAAAAGGTGGAGAGAATGTAGATAAATTATATTCTGAATTACTATTCCAATTATACACAGGACAGCAAGTAGATTTTAGAGATATAGGAAAATAATGGGTAGACCATTTATAAAAGACGAAGATCCAAATAAAAAAAGCAAACCTATTATCCAAAAAGATAAAGGTCCATTAGAAGAATGGAGAGAAAGTAAAAATGAATTTTTTGATTACTTTGGTAATCCTGACAAAGTATGGAGATCTTTATCAAATAGAACTGTTTTAGGTATACCTGAAAATATAGCAAAGTATAAAGACTTTGATGATCAAACAGATGAAGATTATAATCCCTATACAGATCCTTTATTATCAGATTATTTTGAATTAATACCTACACATTTTTTTGATTCTAGAAGTAAAGCAGAAACTATAGCTAGAATTAATAATTTAAAACAAAAAATAGATGATCAGAAAAATCCATATTTTAATTCTGTAAGTTTAGTTAGTGAGATATTTCTAGATCCATCATCTATATTAATATTAAGCAAACCATTAAGATTAGCTATGATGGGAGAAAAATCTAATAGATATTCTAAAATAGGTGGTTTATTAGCAGCAGAAGAAACATTAAAACAATTTACTGATAGAGATAGAACTACAGCAGATGCAATAGTAAGTGCATCTATAGCTGGTGTTTTACATAAATTAAGCCCTGTATTATCTAAGTATGACAAAAGAAGTAATGTGTATAGAAATGATCCTGATTTTAAAGGTACAACAATAGACCTAGATGATTTAGCTGATGCTACAAAAACAGAAGTAGGTATATCTGGATTAATAGGTGGACCTAAACCAAAACCAGTAAAACCAGGAGTTACTAAAAATGTAACTGATTACATTAAAGTAATGAAAAATGAATACCCAAATCTAAATATTGTCATTGGTCAAGGAGTAGGAAAAACAAGACCAGATGGAAAGTATGTACCAGCATTTTATAATAAACAAACAGATACTATTATTCTAGATATAGATGGCATTAAAGATATGTACAAGCAAGGGAGACCTTTCAAAAATGTTAAAATGGCTGATGGAATAGTACAAGGTTTTAAAAAATCAGATTTTAAAAATATAGATGAGTTTGTAAGTTTTGTAATGAGGCATGAGTTTGCTCATAAAGTATTTAAACAATATCCTAAAGAAACTAAAGCTGCTTATGAAAACAGAATAAACAAAATAGCATATGATCAAATATTAGATAATAGAAAAGGTATAGTTCATAAAGGTTCTACTATGTTAGATGATTATAGAATCATAGAAAGAGAAGGTAGAAACTATGCAAACTATAATAATGAATTAACTAAACAATTAAATTGGGATGATTTTAGATATAAAAAAACTGGACTAGGTGTAGAAAGATTATCGTTTCTATCCCCATTAGATTATTTTGTAAATACAGGAAGTAAGAGTAGCAAAGAATATGCTATTAATATGGTAACTAGTCCGTTGTATTTTGAGTTTACAAAAAAACATTATGGTACACCATTATCAGCAGAAACAGTTAGAAATATGGAACACCTTCCAAAACTAGCAGATGCTATAGAAGAAGGATATAGAACAACAGCTAAAATTATACAAAGAATATCTAAAGACAAAGTAAAACCAAAAACAAAAGTAGGTATGAAATTTAGTAAATACATGACACCAGAAGATGTATTTAAAGAAACATTTTATGCTATGTTAAATGGAAAGAAACATGAAGTTTCAGAGATAGCTGCATATGCAGAATATATTAGTTCTAATTTTTATGATGTATTTGCAAGAGAAATAAACAACCTTGCTTTATATATGCTAGAGCCAATAAAAAGACAAGATTTTGCACAAGGTTTAGTTGATAGTATGAGAAACTCAAAAGTAAAAAGCAGAACTATTAGAGAAACTGGAGAAACCTGGACATTAGCAGAAGCAGAAAAGTTTTTAAAAAATGCAAACTTAGATGTAGAACTAGCTAATTTTTCTAAGATACAAAATTATGTAAACATAAATTATAAACATGATCAAATAGCTTTAAGATTTGCTGAGTTTGAACCTTTAATGAGAAGATTACTTGCAGATATAAAAGTAAAAGGTAAACCTAAATTTGATCCTGAAGATATAGATGACATCATCAATGGTTTTAAAAACTATGCACCAAATAGTTTTCCTAAAGTACCAAGAAATATTGCACCTACAAATGTATATAAATTAAAAAATAGCTATCACTCAAAACATTTAAAACAAAGATATTTGAAAGGTATTGACTATAAAGCATTAGCTAAAGCTGGTTTTATAGAAGATAACATGGAAATGAATATGTCTTTATATTTCAGATCTGTAGGTCCAGACATAGCTGTAGCAAAAAAGTATGGAGATCCTTATGCTTTTGGATGGTTTTATGAAGATGGTAAAACAGGATATGCACCAGGATTACAACAAATGTATGATGAATTTTTTAGAAAAACACCTAATCCAAATAAATCACAATTAGATAAATTTAATGATGAAATTATAAAAGCAGAACATTTAAGAGAACTAGTTAAAAATAAATATGGTATACCTGATAATCCTAATAGTTATTTTTTTAAAGGTGTTACTATGATGAAAGTATTTAATAACTTAACTATGCTAACTGGATTTTCACAAGTAGCAGATATAGGTAGAGTTTTAACTGTAGATGGTTTGTTAAATACAAGTAGAAAATTAATTCAAGCATTTAGTAATGGTAATGGTAAATCAATATTTAAAGCTGGATTAAAAGAAGGAAGATTAGCTGGTCAAATGTGGGATACAACTATTGCTTGGTCTAGAGCTAACATTATATCAGGTAATGATTTCCTACATTCTAGTTTTACTGGTGCTGAAAAATTATTCCAAGAAGCAAATCAAGTTATGTTTCAATATGGAAATATGCAAAATCCTTGGAATGTTGTTGTTAAAACTGCATCAACAATTATGGCACAAACTAAACTACTAGATATTATTGAGAGATTAGCAAAAGGTAAAAGTGTTAAAAACTGGGAAAGAGAATATGTAGCATCATTAGGTTTTGGTAGTGCCACAAAAAAAGAAATGGCATCAATAATTAAAGTAAATGAGTTGTATCAAAAATATGGTAATGGTAAAGGTACAAGTAGTGGTCCATTAACAAAAGACCATGATTTATTAAAGTTTCCTAATACTGACCTATGGATTAATAGTGTTGATGATTTAGATGCTGCTATGAAATTTAGAGCAGCTTTATATCAAGAAGTAGATAATATAATAGTTACACCTTCACTTGCTGATGCTCCGCTTATAGCTAATACTTTAGGTGGATCATTGATATTTCAATATAAAAAATTTGGTATGTCTTATACCAGGAGAGTGTTATTAAGAGGATTACAAGCACAAGATGGTAGATTTATACAATCATTAGCTGCATTAACCTTATTGGGTATGATGATAGATGCAATTAGATCTAAGCAAACTGGAGCACCTTATGATAATAAAACATTATCAGAAAAGGTATTAGATGGTGCAGAAAGAGGAGGTATTGGTGGTATATTTACTGATATAGATAGAATTATGATGGCATTATCAGACAATAAAGTAGGTATTAGACCTCTGTTATTAGGTATACAAAGACCTTATGGTACATCATTAAAAAGAAAAATGGGTTCTATAACACCTACAGGATCAAGTATTGGAAACATTATGGAAATAATATATGACTGGGGTAGAGGCAGACATACACATCATACTGCCAGAAGAATAAGAAGGGCAATACCCTATAACAATGTTTGGTACGCAGATTTTTTATTTGATAAACTAGAGAAAGGATTATATTAGTAAATCATGGCATTAGCAATATCAGATACATCACCTAGAATACAATATACAGCAACTGCTGGGCAAACCTCATTTACTGTACCATTTGAGTTTTTTGCTGATGCTGATTTAACAGTCATTAAAACATCTGTATCTGGTGGTGTAGATACTACATTAACACTTGCATCTAGTCCTTCTAGTGCTACACAATATTCCGTTACTGGTGCTGGTGTATCAGGAGGTGGATCTATTACCCTCGGTGCTGGTGCTACTGTTAATGATAAATATACTATCCTTAGAAACTTAGCTGTATCAAGAACATCAGATTTCCCAGTATCTGGTAACTTTCCTATAGAAACACTTAATACTGAGTTAGACAAAATTGTTGCTATGATCCAGCAAAATGAAAGAGATAATAAATTTTCTCCACAAGCTAAATCATCTACATCAACTGCATTTAATTTAACATTTCCAGAGTTAGTAGCAAACAAACTATTAACTGTAAATAGTGCTGGAAATGGATTAGAATTTTCACAAGAGATAGGCACATTTAAAGGTAACTGGTCAGCCAGTACTGCATATGTAGAAAGAGATTTAGTTAAAGATACATCTACAAACAATATATTTATTGTTAATACTGCACATACATCAACTGGTAGCCAACCATTAACTACCAATGCTAATAGTGCTAAATATGATTTAATAGTAGATGCAGCATCAGCTACTACTTCAGCTACAAATGCTGCTAGTTCAGCTACAGCTGCCGCATCAAGTGCAACTACTGCATCTGGACACGCAACTACAGCAACTACCAAAGCTGGAGAAGCTGCAACTTCTGCTACTAATGCAGCCAGTTCTGCAACAGCAGCTGCTAGTTCGGCTACTAGTGCTAGTGGTTCTGCCACAACTGCAACTACTAAGGCTAGTGAAGCAAGTACAAGTGCAACTAACGCAGCATCATCCGCAACCTCTGCTGCAAGTTCTGCTACGACAGCAACGACCAAAGCAAGTGAAGCCTCAACCTCTGCAAGTAATGCTGCTACTTCTGCAAGTACAGCTACAACTCAAGCTACAACTGCTACAACCAAAGCTACTGAGGCTGCTACATCAGCTACGACAGC